CGCAGCGCAGGCAGCCTGGTGCTGTGGCATTCACAGAAACATCATCCATGGCGGTCAATGCAAGACTAAAATGGGAAGCAGAAAGTGACACGGCAGAATCTTGGGGTGCAATATCTGATAATTCAGAAACTTGGACACCGATCTCTGACCAGTCAGAAACATGGGATGCAATTAGTGATTCAAGTGAAACTTGGACTCCAATTGCTGATAATAGTGAATCTTGGCAAATTGCCGCATGAGGTGAAAAATGGCTGATACAACCACCACGAATCTATTGCTTACCAAACCAGAAGTTGGTGCATCCACCGACACCTGGGGTACAAAGATCAATACCGATCTGGACAGCATTGACGCATTGTTTGATGCTGGTCCATTTTTGAAAGTTAGTAAAGGTGGAACTGGCGCAGGCACAGCAGCCAATGCGCGTACAGCCCTCGGTTTGGTGATTGGAACAAATGTCCAGGCTTGGGATGCTGATCTCGATACTTGGGCTGGCAAGACTGCCCCAAGTGGCACTGTTGTTGGAACGACTGACACTCAGACGCTGACAAATAAAACAGTCGAAGCTGGCACATTCACCAACGGCTATACCGAAGAGGTGAATACGGCCAACACATCCACGGCCTACACAATTAGCCTGGCTGATGGTTCTTTCCAAGTTTTAACCCTGACAGGCAATGCAACGATTACCATGCCAACGGCCACGGCTGGAAGGTCTTTTATTCTTTTGCTGAAGCAAGATGGCACAGGCTCACGCACAGTTACTTGGTCTACTGTTTATTGGCCAGGCGGTACTGCACCAACAATCACCAGCACAGCATCCAAGCAAGATATTTATTCATTCTTTGCTGATGGTTCAAAATGGTATGGCACGACAGTTGGTCAGAACTTTACCTACTAAGGACTGAATAATGTTTGCAGCAGGTAAAACAGCAGCAGTCTCTGGCGCAGGGCCAGACGCACAGTTCAACTACGTCACCATGCTATTGCATGGCGATGGGACTAATGGCGCACAGAACAATACATTTGTAGACAGCAGTACAAACAACTTTTCTATCACCCGCAACGGCAATACAACCCAAGGCTCTTTCTCGCCTTATGGGTCTAATTGGTCTAATTATTTTAATGCTTCAAGTAGTTATTTAACTGCGCCAGCGGCAAGCATTGCTGACTTTGGAACTGGTGATTTTATTGTTGAGGCTTGGTTTAACTGTGCAAGCACAACTGGAAATCAAAAGATTTTTGATAACTATAATGGCAATAATAATCCGAATCCCACACTTCTTTTAAACATTGGTGGTGCTGGAAAAGTCTCATGGTATGCAGGACAAACCGCAGTTATAAATAGTTCATCAACATTTTCAGTTGGCGTTTGGAATTATGTTGTTGTGTCAAGAGTATCAAGCACAACAAAAATGTTTTTAAATGGCACAGAAGTTGGTTCTGTTTCAGACACTAGAACTTATGCCGCTGGATATACAAATGTTGGTATTGGTGCAGAGGCTAATGGAGGCGGCTCTGCATTTAATGGTTACATTTCAAATCTACGAGTTGTTAAAGGCTCTGGCGTTACTTCAAGCACTATCCCTACAACCCCCTCAACTGCAATTACCAATACAGTATTGCTAACTTGTCAGTCAAACCGATTTATTGACAACAGTAGTAACGCATACACAATAACCGCCAACGGCACACCAAGCGTTCAACGCTTCAACCCATTTGGTACTTCTACCGCCTACTCCACAAGCGTGATTGGTGGGTCGGGGATTTTTGCATCTGGGAATTGGCTTGATGTGGCTGCAAATTCTGCTTTTTCTTTTACTGGTAACTTTACTGTTGAATGTTGGGTATATCAAACATCAAGAGGCAACAATGGCGTTGTTACTGAAATTGGTTTATACACAGATGGAGTAATGATTAGGCTTGGAACAATCGGTGGAATCTATGACGCAGTTTATGTAAATAATGTCAGCATTGGTGGCATTTCAACTTATGTCCCATTAAATTCATGGAATCACATTGCGGTAGTAAGAAGCGGAACAAGCATTACTGTTTATGTAAATGGAACATCCAGAGCAACAGGCACATTTTCTGGAACTGTTAACGGGGCTGTGGGCGGTACAAGAATTGGCGCACCTTTGCACACCGCTGGAACAGACCAACCCTTTAGTGGTTATATAACTGACTTTCGCATTGTCAAAGGGACTGCGGTTTACACAACTACATTTACTCCACCTACTGCACCATTAACAGCAATTACAAACACATCCTTGCTGAACGTAATGACCAACGCAGCAATCTTTGATAACGCCATGATGAACGACTTAGAAACTGTGGGCAATGCACAGATTTCTACAAGCGTGAAGAAGTATGGTTCTGGCTCAATCTATTTTGATGGGACTGGTGATTGGTTGGCTACTCCTGCTAGGCCATCACTTGCATTTGGAATTGCACCATTTACTTTGGAAGCATGGGTTTATCCAACTACACTTTTTGGAACAAAACCAATTCTTGAAAGCCGTTCTTCTGCAGGTTCATCCGCAGGATATGCTTGGCTTGTTAATTCTTCTGGGTATCTTAATGTTTATACAAACGGCGCATTTTTAGGTGCATCATCTTCTGCTTTAACGGCAAATGTATGGACTCATGTTGCACTTGTTAGAACTGGTACAGGAACAAACCAAACAACATATTACATAAATGGTGTCGCTTCTGGAACAATTACGATGTCAGGAAATTTTACTGATGCGATTACTTTAGAAACAAAAGTTGGTGGCTCAACTTCATCTGGAGAAGTGTGGGTTGGTTACATGGATGACCTACGCATCACTAATGGATATGCTAGATATACAGGCAACTTTACACCGCCAACAGCGGCATTCTCAAACACAGGCCCAACTTAAGGAACTATCATGCAAATTGCAATCTTAACTAGCCCAATTACAGTTGGCGATTATCGTGAACTGTTTAGCAATACATCGTTTAACTCAAGTGGCCCAAGCGATGAATTCTTGACTGCCAACAATGCTAAGAAGGTCAATGCTTTCAAAGCCCATGACAGTCTTACTCAAAAGTTGGTTTCATGCTCTGCCTATGACGATGGTGCATTTGTTTCTGTCGTTCAAGTGGCAGAGATGAGTGCTGAAGAAATACAGGCAGCCAAAGATTCTGCAATGTCTCAACTGAGAGCCACACGCAATACTTTATTGCTTGCTTGCGACTGGACTCAGATTGCTGATTGCACCATTCCTAAGAAGGCTGAGTGGGCTACATACCGCCAGACATTGAGAGACTTTCCATCGACTGTTTCTGATGCAAGATCGACTATCACTTGGCCTCATAATCCTGATTGGGTTGAGCCAACCATCTAAGATGAATCATGGATGCCGATGTTGACAAAAGGCTTGCTGTGCATGAAGCCATCTGTGCCGAGCGATATAGCAGTATCGCCAACACTTTAAAAGATGGCGACAGGCGCATGACCAAGATTGAATACTTGCTTTATGCAGCAATCTTGGCCGTTTTACTTGGCCCAGGTGTGGCTGCCGAATTCATCAAAAAGATATTCGGATTATGAAAGACTGGGCCGTAGCAATCACTGCTGCGGCTCTTTTGGTCGTCACTATCATTTGGTGCTTTTTTGTCATCATTTCGTTTTGGCCATGATCTATGCTCTGGTCCTATTGGCAGCAACCACAGAATATCGATGCACCAGGTGGGCATGGACTGGTGATGTCTACAATCGGAAGGTTGTTTGTCTCAAGTGGGAGAAGAGGAAATGATCATCGATCCAATCAGCGCGCTAGAAGGTCTACAAAGCGCCATCAGCATGGTCAAGAAGGCCAGCAAGGTTGCCAATGACTTAGGCGGCCTAGCACCCATGCTGGGCAAGATGTTTGATGCCAAGTCCACCGCGACCAGGGCGCTGCTTGATGCCAAGAAAAACAAAAAAGGCTCAAACATGGGGGTGGCCCTCCAAATCGAGATGGCCTTGGAGCAGAGTAGAGCTTTCGAGGAAGAATTGAAACTCCTTTTCATGCAGACTGGCAAGATTGATGTCTTCAATAAGATTAAAGCTCGGCAGGCCCAAATGGACTTGGATGATGCAAGAGAACTTAGGGCTTTAGAAAAAGCAGAAAAAGCCGCCAAAGAAAAAGAACAAGAGATGAATGAGCTGGCCATGATCATTGGCGGTGTGGCTTTTGTCTTGTTTCTGGTGGCAATTGGCATCAATGAATTGATGGACTTCTGTGCCACAACCAGAAGGTGCGGTCGGTGAATGAGTATCAGAAGACCTTTGACCTATGCCTCAAGATATTCGTTTACGGATGTGTGGCTTTATACGCCCTTGGCTTTCTCAAATTTTTGCCAGATGACTTGTCGGACCGGATCGTTAATTTACTGCTGGGTAGAATAGGATTAGGCAAATGAGATATTTATTGCTGCTATTGCTTTTGACTGGCTGCGAAGAGAAATATCGCTATAAGTGCCAGAATCCTGACCACTTTCATGCGACAGAGTGCCAAAAGCCTAGATGTCTGTTTACCCAGACTTGCCCAGAATACTTGGTAGCACCTATCTTGGATAAAAAGATTGGTGATGTCCAGCCACAAGAGGAAGCCAAAAAATGAAACTTTCTGAAGTTAAAAGCACAGAGGAAACAATTGAGCTTTTAAAAGTTTATGGATGGCTTTTTGCTGTGGTTATTGTCATGCTTGTCTTTGGCTTCACAGTGTTTGCAATGCTCTATTCTGTCATTTTCATAACACAGCCAATCAAATCTATGGCCCCGATAGACAGTGCTTTCACCAAGCTCCTCAATGATGTGGTGCTTTTATTGGTCGGAAGTATCAGCACATTGATTGGAATGTTTGCCATCAATAAAGGCGCTAAATCATTTGCTGAAAGGATGAATCCAACACCCCCCATGGGCCAGCCAATGTGCCAGCCTATGCAGGGCGGCTATGGCCAACAGTACGGCTACAGCAATAACCACGGCTTCACTGCCAGCACCAACGGCATCCCAAGCCAGCCATTTGGTGCGATGCCAACATGGACCAATCCAGAGCTTGATGAGTCTTGGACACCTGGGCCACCACCCACAACGCCACCGGACCATCTTGAGGATGACCATGAGCGCATTCAACTGGCAGCTGCCAGACAGGAGTCAGAATAATGCTGCCAATACCCTTACCCTGGCTCATTGTGGGTGTCTTGGTCTCATTATTCGGCTCATACCGAGTGGGCCACCACTATGGGTGGCTAGAGCGAGACAATGACATGAAGATTGCCATTGCCCAAAAGAATGATGAAGCCAGAGCCAAAGAGAAAGAGCTTGGCGAGAAACTGCAAGATCAGGAAACGAAACTCAGAAAGGCCCAAGATGATGTCAAGAAAA